TCATCGAGGTTGCAATAATCACTATAAACTAATTGCTCCTGAGATGTTGATAATACATCATCAATGATTTTATCAATCTTTTTAGGCTCTTTAAATGATGTTTCGCTAAGTGAAGCTAGTTTGTCTTCTAATTTCTCTTTAATCTGCTTGAAATCGCCAATTTCACCCATTAGAATTGATTTTAAAAGTAATTTTGTTTCTCTTAATTGCCAAAGTTTAATAATTTCTTTTGCGTACTCAAAAAGTGAAATCGAAGTTGCATTTTGCAAGCAGGCTTTCAGCATGTAATCTTCGATGTTATTGTTCAGTAAAAAAGGCTTTAGAGTCATGTAATCAGCTTTCTCATTGTTGATAATTCTTTTTTCAATTTCAGCAAAGATCTTTTGGTGTTGATCGAAGTTGAAATGCTTTGGTTCTAAGAAAGTAATGTTAAAGTAAAGATTGTTATTAAGCACGATTGCACCAATAACTGCTTGCTCTAATTCTAAATTTTCTGTGATCATGTTAGTTATTTAATAAATGTTTGTAGTTGTTGGGATTGTAAGAGTAAGGGTCTCGGTAGCCTGTTTGCGGTTTAGAGTTAGAACTATATCCATTTTTTTCCCATGTTCTAACGCATGCTTGCCAATTTTTAATTTCTTTCCAAGCTCTTGCTTCGTAGTAATCAAAAAATTTTTCAGCATCAACACTATTTTTTCTTTCTTGGCAATAATCTTTAATTTCTTGAATGCTTGGTTTTATAAATTTTTTAGTTTTAGTCTTTTCTAATTCAATTTCATTTTTTTTAATTTCATCTAAATTATCATTTATTAATTTACATTCTTCATTTTTATTATCATCTTTATCTTCATTATCATTAAGGGTTTCTTTGGGTTTCTTTGGGTTTCCAAATAACCCACTGGGTTTTTTGGGTTCTTTTGGGTTCTTTGGTCTTCCTCCATTTACACCATTGATTTTATTGCGTTCAATGATGTTTTGATATTTAATTTTATTTCTTTCTAAATCTGATTTAATGAAAGAAAATGCCATTTCTACTATCGGATCAAGTTTAATTTCTACCCCCTCATTGAAAGAAAAAATTGCATCCAACAGATCTCCTTTTTGATTTTGAGATAATAAAGAAATATTTTTTTTATATTCTTGATAAAGAATAAAACTTTTAACTTTGTTTTGATTTGTCATAATTTTCCTTGATTAACTTTTCTTTTAAATTGTCCTTGTAATTCCAAAGAATAGATTTAATATTAGATTTACTTTGAGATGAAATTTTTTCAGCTTCGAGTATTGGCATAATATAGCCTACTAGCTTTTTTGTCTCATCTGTCATTAAATCTTCTAGATCCATAACTTCACTTGAATTACTTAACTTTGCAAAATTATTTTGCTCTTTCATATTAGTTTTTATTTTTTGTTATTCAATATTTTTTTAAGTATTTTTAAAAATTTATTTTGAGGTTTTTTTCTTATAATTTCCCAATCTTTAATCGACTCAGAATATATAGGATATTTTTCACCTTTTAATTTCACATAAACCTCCCCCATCATATCGCGTTGATAGCCTTCTAGTCTACCGATTATTTCTTTTTTTTCGCCACTACTTCCAGCACAAATAATTTTGATAATATCACCGATTTTAGGTTTCGTCATATATTTTTTTTATTTTAATTAATCAATTTCTTTGTTAATTTTTTCAACCAGCTCTGAGTTAAGAATTTTTTGAGCCGATTCGATTTTAATGATTCTGGCTTCTCTTAGCTCTAATTCTTGTTGTTTTTGTTCTAACTCATTTTCTTTTAGTTTTAATTGTTTTTTTTTAAATTCAAAATCTAATTTTAAATATTCATTGTTTTCTTTAATTTTTTTAAAATCAAAATAATAACAACTAATTAATTTATCATAAAATTGAAATTCACTACCCCAACTATCATCTCTATCAAGAAAATTTGATAATTTTTTTATTATACTTAAATTATAAGTTTCACCTTTATTTTCTGCTTCAATTCTATTTATAGTTATCGCCAATTGTTTTTGATTAGCTTTCAACCAATGATTTTTATCGATTTTTTTTTCTTTTTCCTTATTTTCTTTTTCAATTTCTTTGTTTACTATAGAATAAGAAAATTTTTTAATAATTAAAAAAAGTAAAAGACCTATAGCTATTGCTATTATTGTTGTAGTATTTGTCATATATTTTTATCTTTTAAGTTAATTTAAGTTTTTTTTGTTGTTATTGTCCCGATGGGCTCGGTTATGTTTCCTTGATGAAATCTTATTGCTGGACGATCAATTATTTTAACTTGCCCGCAAATTTTACAAGTTAGAGTTTCCCGCTTTATCATATCGCTAGAATAGCTTGAAATATCGCCACAACTAATGCTATTAACATTTGCAAAAGTTGTTTTGGATGTAAACTTATGTTTTTTGTGAAATATTTTTAAAAGAAATTTTTTTAACATTAGCAATGCAGTTTTGGCGAAGCTAGCCCTTGCTCGACTAGCTTCGTAAGTAAATTTGGAGCAAGCAAATTTATAATTTTGTAAGGCTAGAACCCGTGAGGCTCTAGCCGTTAGTAAGTGCAGTTTCCATTGAAGGGCTTGATAGTTAATTATGCCTTGTTTTGTGTCTCGCTTACTGGCTCTAGTGAGTCCTTTTTAATCTCACTAGAGCAAGAAAGCGGAGCTGTTTCCAGCTCCACCCAACTTAAATAAAAATATATGAAAAATTTATTTAATACAAAAACTAAAAAAATTAAAATCGGTATATTTGATTTAAAAAAATTGGTTTTGCCAAAATCATTTTTAATTGACCGATTTTTTTAGTCAATAGTTTTTTTTAATAAAATTTTCAGCGTTGATTTTAAATAAATCCAACCGATTTCAATGCTCATCAATACGCCCATTGCGATAACATAGTGAACTGTATTTGTTGTTATTCCGATGATGAACATTGAAATAAAACAAAAAGTTAAAGTCAAACATTTTACCATAAATTTCTCCCAATTACTTCACAAATATTATCACTAGATTTTCCACAATATTTTTTGTAAAAATCAATTTCGGTTGGCTTACGGGCTATTGATTCTCTAGCTATGCCAATTATTACCAGCATGCCTAAAATTATAAATATTACTGTTTTTATTTTTTGTGCCATATGATTAAAATTGAGGTTTTAAAATTTCGCTAAGTGATTCAAATAATCCATTTTCACGAATCGTTAATTTATGATCAATTGCATCTTTGATTACATCGTAAGATAAGCCGTTGGCTTCTAGTCGCTCTTGAAGTTTGATTATATTATTTGCGTCAATTTCAATTACTTCATTATCGTAAGTTAAAAATTGAAGAAAGGGTTTACTAAATCGATAAATTCGATTTTTAAATTCTGGAATGTTCAAAGCTCCGAAAATATAGCAATCCCCATTTTCAAAAGATAAATATTTTTTATTTTCATCGGCCGCCTGTTTTTGCTTGTTTCTAATTACCGCGTGAATTCTTGTTTCAATTGAAACTTTTTTGAATTCTTTATAATTTTCTAAATTTGTGTTAATCATATTTTTATTTTTTAATGTTAATATTATTTTGTTTTTTAGAGGCATATTTTAAAACCGCTCCGAGCAAAATACCGACCATTTTATGATCGTATTTTTTTAGTTTTTTATCAACTTTTTCTTGTTGTTTTTTTGTGAATATTTGCATAATTTATTTTTTAAAGTTTTTAAGTTTGTGTAAGCTTGCAATTAGCGTTGTTCGCTTAACTCCAAGTTTTTCAGCGATTTCTGCAATCGTTAGTTTATCTTTCAAAAGTTTTTCGACTTTATCAAGTTCAATCAAATATTTTCTTTTAACTCCGTATTTTTGTTTCAAATTAGCAATTTTGGCTGGACTACATTTGAATTTTAAACAAAGTTCCGGAATTGTTAAAGTTTTAGCGGACTCTTTAAATTCCTCGGCGTTGATTTCTAAAGTTTTTCGTCCCCTTTTTTTTGCTTGCAAGAGTTGAGTTGCTTTTTTTTCAAGCTTATCAATTTTTGTTTGATCGCCCGAAGTTATTATTTTATTTATGTTGTTCATTTTTTTTTTGATTTAAGTAATTAAGCAAGATCATTGATGGAATATTTATTTCCATCAATATCAAACCAATATTTGCCGTTTGCGTGTTTTTTTTCCCAATGCGAAAAAATTACGAAGCCGATAAATTTACTGTTTTTCGCAAGCATAACTTGTTGCCCTTTTATAAAATTTAATGTCATATTTTTTTATTTTAAGTTGATAAATGGGTTTTGTGGTGTCGTTAGTAATTAATTAATTAATTAATATCAATTTCTTGAAACCCTTTAAATTGTTGATAAATAAAATGTTTTGCGTCCCAACATCCAGTTTTGTCAAAAACTTCTTGACTGGTTTTATCAATATTTTCTTTTGTAATATTTGCCAAAAAATCCCATTTTGTCCGCATTTCATCAAGCTTTAAAAAATAAAATTCATCGCTTATTTTTCTATCGCAAAATAAATATTTTGTTTGCGGGATGTCCTCCCTTCTGTTTGTGTATTCATAAATATCCTCCATCCCGTTAAATTCGCCATATTGAAAATAATTAATTAATTTTTCAACTTTTCTTTCCGCAACTCCATCAACCCAGCTTATATTTATTGAGTCGCCCATCGAGTAATTACTGGATTTAACGCTAAATTTAGTTTTTGGAAATTCTTTTTTAAGTATTTTTCTAATTTGTTGGGAAGCTTGTGCAACCTGTGTTTTGTTTTTCATATATTTTTAATTTAAGTTTGTTGTTATTGTTTTTTTATAAATTTCCAAAATAATCATAATTCGAAGAAAGTTCCCATTTCGTTCCGTGCGATGAATTGAAAAATTCACCTTGGCGACAATAGTCGCTAGTTCGAATGTGTTGAATTTTTACATTTTTATATTTTTTTTGTAATTTTTCCCAAGCTTTTTTAGCTTTTTCTCCGTTTGATTTGTAATTGATGATTTTGTCACCATTATTTTTTATGATTTTGAAATTTGAAGTTGCCATATATTTTTAATTTAATTGTTGAAGAAAAAAATTATTCTAGAAACTAAGTTGTTTCTAGATAAATTTAGGAAGGTTGTAAATTTTGGAAGTTTGTTATTTTTCATATATTTATTATTTAATTGTTGATATTATTTTTATTTAAATTTGATTATTTTTTAAAACTAATTTTTCTTCAAACAATCTTATTGCTTGATTGATCTTTTCAGCCTGCTCATTCGCACTAGTCGCAAAAATAACGGTTTCAATTGATAAATCGTGGCAAGCTACTGAGCACGCGAAAGAATCTTTTTGGCGGTGAATTGTGTAAATTCCTAAATTTTTGTTCATATATTTATAATTTAAGTTTGTTATTGAATTAAAATTAAATTCAATTTCTAAAAACAATCTTAAACTGCTAAAATATAAATGTCAACATCTTTTTTTAAATTAATTTTAATATTGTATTAATTTAAGAGAAAGCAAGAGGGAGTAAGGGTTGGGGAGTGTATAAAAATAGGAAAATAAAAAATAGTTAAAAATATTTAAAAATAATTTTGGAATAAAAATTAAATTATTTGATTATTAGAAGTTAACAAGATTTAACAAAAGTTAATAAGTTTTAATAGGAAATATTGTGTCAAGAAAAAAGATGATATTTAGATAAAATAGTTTAAGATGTGTCAAAAAAAGAATAAAATAATTTGAGATTAGAAAGAGTAAGTAGAAAATGCTGTCAAGAGTTTTGTTTACTAGAGTAAGTAATATAAAAATAATTATTGACTTTTTTAAAAGATGTGATACGCTAAAAAAACAAAAAAAATAAAAAACAAAATAAAAAAAAACAAACAAAAGTTTTGACAAACTTTAGTTTAAAAATAAAATAAAAACATTTTTAATTGCTAATAGTTGTCTTTTCTTTTTGCTTCTTTTTCTTTTAAATTTTGTAAATCAATAATTTATTTTAAATTTATTTTTTACTTAAAAAAGTTAATTCTATCGTAATTTTTTTTAAATGTGTCAAAAATTAAAATAGTTGTTGAAAATTATAAAAATGAGATTATGTTGAAAAAACATTTTACTCAAAGAAATTAAACAACATACACGCGTAAAAAATGGCAAAAAATTTTGATCTAGATAATATTGCAAAAAGAAATCAAACTTTGAAAGATAAAAAAAAAGAAATTTTCGAAGACTTTAAATTTGAACTCTTATCTTATCGCGAAATTGCAAAAAAATATAATTTGAAACTTTACGATGTTGTGAAATTTTTAAATCAAGATGAGTTCAAAGATGAAGTGAAGCAAATAAATGATGCGAAAGCTATAAATTATATTGATCAAATAAATGATGAGATTGACAAAATCAAAGATGATTCAAGCAATGCTACAGTAGCTAAACAACGAATGAAAGCAGAAACTTTTAAGTGGCTTGCTAAATGTACAGCCCCAAGGCTTTTCAATGAATCTTTTCAAGTTGCTTTAGTTAACAAAGAAATTGAACAAAATAAAGAGCAAATCGAGTTTAATATAACTTTAAATAATAAATAACTTGAATATTGAGCTCCACAAAAGACAAAGCGACTGCTTCACATCTACAGCCACGGAGATCCTCTATGGCGGAGCGGCAGGTGGTGGTAAATCTCACGCTATGAGAATTATTGCAATCTTTTACGCTCTCAGTGTGTCAAATATTCAAATATATTTGTTTCGTAGATTGTCTGAAGATCTTAAAAAGAATCATTTAGACGGCTCATCGGGCTTCACGAGCTTGCTAGCAGAATATATTGAAAGCGGTTTTTGTAGAATAAATGCATCAACTGCTCAAATTATTTTCAAGAATGGCTCTAAGATTAATTTATGCCATTGTCAATACGATAAAGATGTACTCAAGTATCAGGGTGTAGAGATTAACTTGCTTCTAATAGATGAGCTAACACATTTTAGCGAATATATTTATAAATTTCTTAGAAGTCGTGTAAGACTTGGCGGTTTAGTTATTCCAAAGAATTTAAAACAATCTTTACCGAAAATAATATGTTCTAGTAATCCCGGCGGGGTTGGTCATGAGTTTGTTAAATCTTATTTCATTGAAAATAAAGAGCCGATGAAGCTCTATAGAATGCCAAAAGAGGAAGGGGGAATGCTTAGGCAATTCATACCCGCCAAGCTATCCGACAATCCGACAATGACTGAAAATGATCCTTTATATGCTGAAAAACTGCTTGGACTTGGCGGGGCACTAGCTAAAGCAATGCTGGAAGGTGATTGGGATGCTATCGAAGGGGCTTATTTTGATAACTTCGATGCAACAAAGCATGTTGTTGATTATGTAAATATTCCGCATTCTTGGTATAAAATAAGGGCTTTTGATTGGGGTTATTCTAAGCCTTTTTGTGTTTTATGGGGTGCTGTTAGTGATGGTTCGCTTGTTGATTGCGGAGGCATTAAACGGAGCTTTCCAAGAGGTGCAATTATTATTTATCGGGAGTTCTACGGTTGCACTGGTAAAGCTAATGAAGGCTTGAAAATGGGAAGTGCTGAAATCGCCAAAACTATAAAAGATTTACAAATGGGCGAAAAAATGGATGAAATGCGAGCGGATCCAGCAATATTTGATGTTTCATCTGGTCAATCAATAGCTAATCAGTTTGAAGCTCAAAACATTGGTTGGCTTCCTGCCGACAATAAAAGAGTAGCAGGTTGGCAACAAATAAGGGCAAGGTTTACAGGAAATGAAGATGGTCAACCGCTTTTATACATCACAAAGAATTGTAAAAATTTACTTAGAACATTACCAACTATGCAATATGATAATTCTAAGCCGGAAGATCTTAACACTGAAATGGAAGATCACGCAGTTGATACTTTGCGTTATCTATGCATGACTAAACCGATTATGCCAGCTGAAATTAAAAAACCAATGACACTGCAAGAATCAATCAATAAAGAGTTGGAAATTCAAAAATTAATTGATAAAATCAAAGAAGAAAATAAACTATTGACAAAAAGAAAAAGATAATTATATTCAAAAATTATGAACATGAATCAAATTGAAACACAAGACCAACTAACTACTGCAAACGGTGAAAGAGCCTTGGTTGATATTTGGCGAAGAGAAATTGACAATGCTAAAAATTATCATGAGAAATCAAAAGAAACAGCAAAAAAGTTTCAAGAGATTTATGATTGCCAAGAAAATGAAAATAACAATGCTGATAATTACCCGATTTTCTGGAGCAATACCCAAGTTTTAAAACCATTACTCTTTAGCAAACTTCCAAAAATTAACATTGCTCAAGCTAATTATAACAATGATGAAATTGCTAGGGTCGGTAGTGAGTTAGTTGAAAGATTGTTAAATTATCAATTAAAAGAGTCAGATGCTGAAAATCAAATTGAAAAAGTAAGGGATACTTATTTGGTTCAAGGAATTGGAATACCAAGAATTGTATTCATACCGCCAGAGCCGTTGGAAATAAAAACTAAAGTTAAGAAAAAAATTAAAGTTGAGAAACCCGAAGATGATAATTATGAAAAGGAAGATGAAACTAGTAAAAATGACATGAAGGAAGATGCTCAAGAAATGGAAGTTGAAGAAGAGGAAACTTCTTATGATGTTGATGAGTCAAAAAAATCTTTTACAATTGAGTTTGTCGATTATCAGGATTTTCTTAAATCAACTGAAAAAGAATGGAAAAAATTAAGATGGGTTGCTTTTAGAAAATATTATTCAAGAAGGGAATTAGTTGAATATTTTGGCAAGAAAGGTGAGGAAGTGCCAATGACTAATAATAAATTTGAATACTTACAAGAAGAAAAAGAAGATCTTTATAAGCTTTGTGAAGTCTGGGAAATATGGGATAAAGAAAATAAGGTTTGCCACTTTATTACTTTTGCTGGAGATGGCTTTGTTTTATCAAGTGAGGAAGATGGATATAATCTTAAAAATTTCTTCCCAATTCCAATGCCAATGGGTCTCAATGAATCATCTAAGTTATTACCTCTACCACTTTATCGTCAATATAAAAAACATGCTGAAAATTTAAGTGAAATTGATGATAGAATAGCTAGCTTAATTAAACAAGCAAAATTTACCGGTGCTTATACATCTTTTGCTGAACAAGCAGATGTTGAAAATATTATGAATGGCGAAGATGGGCAATTTAAACCGCTTAAAACTACTGCCAATATTGATGATGCTAGAAAATTAATAGTATTTAAACCGCTTGCCGAGATTGTTAACACTATTACCGCTTTAAGACAAGAAAAACTTGCTTTAAAAGCCGATATTCAGGAAATTACGGGATTAAGTGATATTGTTAGGGGCTATTCTGTGGCAAGTGAAACGGCAACAGCTCAACAGCTAAAAGGTAATTTTGCAATTTCTCGTATTCAACCATTACAAAAAGAAGTTGAGTTTACTATTAGAGATACTTTAAGATTGTTAGCTGAATTAGCAGTTGAAAAATATTCAATTGAAGAGTTGATGGAACTAACTGGTTTAAAAATTCATGATGTTGAAAGAATTAAAGAAGCAACACAAATGAAACTTGATGCTCAAGTTCAAGAAGCTCAATCTATGTTAGATCCTAAAGATCCGCAATATCAAGAAAAACTTCAAATGTTATCCGCCCAAGCTCAAGCTGGTTATAAAAAAACAATGGATAAAATTATGGAAGATCTAAAAGGTTTTGCTATTGAATATAAAGATTTAGGTAAACTTGAAAAAATGCTCAAAAGTGATAAATTAAGATGCATAAATATTGATATTGAAACCGACTCAACAATTAAGATTGATCAAAACCAAGAAAAAGCTGATAGAGTCGCTTATATTCAAACAATTTCTGGAATGGTTCAAGCAATGTCTCCAGTAGTTCAAAGCGGAGTAGTTTCAAAAGATGCATTAAATGAATTTATTATTTTTGCAAGTAAACCTTTTAAAGTTGGTAGAAATCTTGAAAATTTCTTAAGAAATAACGAAGAAGATGCTCCAGATGCTCAAGAAATGTTAGCTCAAATGGAAATGCAAATAAAACAACAAGAATTTCAGTTAAAGCAACAAGAAATTATAGGCAAATTACAAATTGAACAACAAAAAGTTGATATTGATAAAGCTAAATTGTTAAATCAACAAAATGAATTTGAAAGTAAACTTGAATTTGAAGATGTTAATAGACAAGCTGATAGAGAAAGCAAAAGACTTGATTTAAAAGTTAAAGCTGGAACTGAAATCGTAAATGAACAAATTCGTAATGCTAACCAACCAACACAAATTTAATATGCCATTAAAAAAAGGATCATCAAAAAAAGTTATTTCCGCTAACATTAAAAAAGAAATGAAAGCAGGAAAGCCGCAAAAGCAAGCAACAGCTATTGCATTATCTAAAGCAGGTAAATCTAAAAAGAAATAATTATGAAAAAAGGGTTATATGCCAATATTCATGCTAAAAGAAAAAGAATTGAAGCTGGATCTGGCGAAAAAATGAAAAAAGTAGGGACAAAAGGAGCACCTACTGCTAAAAATTTTAAGGAAGCTAAAAAAACTGCAAAAAAATAGTTATGCGAAAAAAATCTGTTAATTTAAGTTTAGGAAGAGGTGAAAAATCTCCAACTGGAGGTTTAACTGCCAAAGGTAGAGCAAAATATAACAATGCAACAGGAAGTAATTTAAAAGCCCCTGTAAGTGCAAATCAGGCAAAAAAAAGCCCTACCGATGCAAATCGCAGGAAATCTTTTTGTGCCAGAATGTCTGGAGTTAAAGGTGCTATGGTAAAAAATGGGAAACCAACTAGAAAAGCATTAGCATTAAAAAAATGGGATTGTTAAATGACAACTAAACGACTTACTTATATTAATGGAAAAGCTAACTGGGTAGAAATAGAAGTTTGTTCAATAAAAAAATTACCCGAAGGCTTAAAAGAAGATTTGACAATTGATGGCTACATTAATAAATATGGTTCAATTTATAACCACGCCGATGGTAAAAATTATACTACTAAAAAAAGTTATTTTGACGCTCTAAAACAAACAGGGCATCATATTAAAGACTATAAATAAAAGTACTTGACAATTATTATTAACCAATTATTTTACTATGCTAACAGAAAACTACAAAAACGAAATGCTTGAATTAATCAAGCAAAATGTTGATAATCAAGAGCAACAAGCTGTTGAAAATCAAAATGAAATTGTAGAAAATACTTCTAATGAGAAAAATCAAGAAATTGAAACATCACAAGAAGAAGAAACTGAAAATAATGAGAGCCAAGACGAAAAATTAGAGTTAAATCTTGATAAAGAATTATCTGGATTACCTAAAGAATTAATCGAAGCTGTCAAAACATTTAAAGACCCTGAAGATAGGGAAAAAACAATAAAAATTGCTAAGGAACAGCGTGCAAGAGAAGACAGGCTACATCTCCAATTAGGCAATACAAAAAAAGAGCTTGAAAATGTAAGCGGATTGTTAAAAAGAATAGAAACAAATCCCGCTGAAACTTTAAAAGCTTTAGCTGAAAGAGTTGGTTTTGATATAAACCAACTTGTAAATCAAAATCCTGTTCAAGACGAGTTATATTATACTCCTGAAGAGATGATTGATAAAAAAGCTCAAATTATACAACAAAATTCTTATAAATTATTACAGGACGAAGTAAATAAAAGAGAATCAAAAGAACTATTGGCTGAATTTTTAGAAGATACTTCACATAGCGAAGAATTAATTGCGAATTACCAACAAGAATTTGTTAATTTTTATAATTATGAATTACAAAAAAATGGTATTCAAGATTATTATCCTCAAAAAATTAGAAAACAAGCACTTAAAACTGCCTATATTAAACTTGAAAGATTGCAACCTGATTATGAAGAAAAAATTAGAGCAAAAATTTTAAATGAAGTAAATGGGCAAAAAAAGGAAAAATTTGATGAAGCTAAAAAGCAACAAAAAATTTCTAAACCTGTTTCAAATGCTAAGCCAATGACTTATGAGGAAGAACAAAAAGCTTTAATCCGGAAATATTTATAAAACATTATAAATTTTAAATATTTAATTATATGCCTGGAAATTCAAATTATACAAATTTAATTTCATCTACTTTAGATAAGTTTATGAAAGATAAAATTACCTCTTCGGTAATTGGTAATAACGCATTATTAAAAGCTTTACAAAATAAAGGTAAAATCGTTCATGAAAACGGCGGTAAAACCTTTATTGAAAACATTGCTTATTCTTCTAACTCAACTGTTCAATGGCAAGATCCAACGGATCTACTTGATACGACTCCACAAGAAGAATTTACCACTGCGGTATTCTCTCAAAAATTCATTTCAGGAACTGATACAATTTCTGAAAAAGAACTTTTACAAAATCAGGGAGAATCAAGAATTTTTAATTTATTAGAAGGTAAAAGACAAGTTTTACTTGATAGTATTAAAAATAAATTAGGTTCTGCTTTATTTGGTGATGGAACTGATTCAGGTGGAAAAACTATTGGCGGTTTACAACTATTAATTGCTGATGATCCAACAACTGGAACTGTAGGCGGTATCGATCGTGCTGGTTCTGGTAATACTTTTTGGAGAAACCAAGTTTATGATTTTTCTACTTCTGCTGGTGGCAATGCTTCGGCAACTAACATTCAAGCTGGTATGAATAGTCTTTATTTGTCTTGTCAAGTTCAAGAAGGAGCTTATCCTGATTTAATTCTTGCGGATACCAATTACTTTTCATTTTTTGAAAATTCATTACAACAAATCCAAAGAATTACAAATACTGGAGAAGGTAAATTAGGTTTTGAACAATTAGCTTATAAGTCATCTGCTGTTGTTTACGATCCAAACTGCCCTAGCAACCATATGTATTTTATAAATACTGATTATGTTAAATTTCAACATTTAAATAATCCATTATTCACAAAAGGCGACACTCAAAGACCAGTTAACCAATTGTATTTTATTACGCCAATTTATCTGTATGGTAATTTGACTATTAGCTCTGCTAGAGTTCATGGTGTTGCTAAAAACTAATTTTAAGGAGAAAATATTATGCCTAATTTTGTTTCAATAGAACAAGAAGTTATCAAGCAAAAACTTGATGAAACTTCAACAACTCAAAATTTTCCTCTTGGAAAAATTATTCAAGCTTACGATAAAGACACTACTGCCTATGGTAATGGTGAATTTATCTATCTAAAAGGAGTAGCTTCAACTGCTATTGGAGAGCCTGTAATCTATGACTTAGATGCTGGAACTACAACTAGAGTTGTTGCTGGTTCAAGAGGCAATGTTGCATTTGCCATGTCAGCCAATGTTGCTAGTCAATTTGGTTGGTATCAAATCGCGGGAACTGCTGTTGGTAAAACTGGAACTGTTGCGTCAGGTGCTAGACCTTATGCAACTGCAACGGCTGGAACTTTAGATGATGCTGTTGTTTCTGGTGATGCAATCGATAATGCTCGATACATTACTGCAAACGGAACTCCATCTGCGGGTTTTACTTTATTGCAAATCAATCGCCCTTCTATGAATGGAAATGGCTAACAATTTTAGGGGTGGTAATAATCACCCCTAAAATATACTAATTAATTAAAATGATATATAAACTATGAACATTGTAGAACAAATTAATCAACACAGAGTTGAAGAAAAAGATAAACTTATTATCCAATTTTTCGATAAAAAAAGACAAATTACTAATGAAGATTTTGAAACAATTAATGTTTTAGATGAAAACGGTAATTTTATTTATGATTTATATGTTGAAATTTCTAACAGAGATGATCCGTTTGCTGTTGTATGTAAAAATGTTGAAAAAAATGACATGATTATAAATGTAAATGGAGTAAAAAAAAGATATAAGTATAATGAAGTATACAAAAAAGCATTTGCAATTTATCAAGAAAGAAAAGAAAATAAAGAAAAAGCTGATGATAAAGACGATGAAATTAATCGCCTTAAAAAAGAATTAGCTAAATTGCAAAATTCTAATAAAAAAGGAAATAAAAATAAAGAAGAAAACGAAATAATTCAAACTAATTTAGAATAATGACTTTACTTACTCTTTGCACAGATATTTTAAAAGAAACTAAATCAACAAATATTCCCTCTGCTATCATTGGTAATAATGATGATGTTGCTAAACAAATATTTCAAGTTGCAAAGGTAAGTATTACAGATTTGGCAAGAAATTATCAATGGCAAGAATTACAAAAAGAATATAGTTTTTCTAGCGTTGTTGATCAAGCAACCTATAACTTGCCAACTGATTTTGATAGAATGATTGATAATACATTTTGGAATGCTAGTCAAAACTGGGCTATGATTGGAGGATTAACTCCTGAAAATTGGAGAATACTAAAAAATTCTTTATTAACTCAAGCCGAAACAATAGAATATTATCGAATTAAGAATAATCAAATAGTTATTCATCGAACACCAACTGTTGTAGAAAGTTATGTATATGAATATATTTCTAAATATATTATAAAAAGTTCTACAAATGTAGAACAAACTGAATTTTTAGCTGATACTGATATTCCAGTAATCGATGAATATATTTTAAGATTAGATACTACTTGGAGATGGTTAAAAAATAATGGTCGTGCTTATGCCGACGAAAAAAATATTGCAGAAAAAGCGATTGCCGAAAGAATAAAGGCTAATGGCTCAAGAGGAACAATAAATTCTGCTCCAACTTTAAAAATGTATAATGCACAAATTAGTGCTTTTAAACCAATAAATGTTTAATCGTGTTAAATGTTAGAACTTCACCTTCATTATTGCAAGAAAGAAACGGTCAAGCCTTAAGGGTTAACATACCAGCTCCTTATGGCGGTTTAAATACTCGTGATAGTGAAAGCAACATGGAGCCTACTGATGCTGTTGTTTTAGAAAATTTTATACCACAACAAGGTTCTGTTAAATCAAGAAATGGATATAGTGAATATTGCACTGGATTGACAGGTAATGTAGAAACTTTAATTGAACATTATTCTCAAAGTGTAAGAAAATTTTTAGCTTGCCACGATGGAAAAATAACAGATATAACAAATCCATTAAGCACAAATGTTTTAGGATCTGGTTATACAAACAATAAATGGCAACAAGTAGCTTTTAATGGTTATACTTTATTAGTAAATGGTGCAGATTCTCCAATTAAATTTGATGGTTCTACAATAACAAGCAATGCTATTAGTCCAACTGGAGGAACTGCTTCAGCCTTAAATGGAATCAATATTTTTAAAAATACTGTTTTTGTTTGGGATACTACAAAACCTTATTTTTGGCATGGAGCGGTAAATGCAATATCGGGAACTTTCTCAAAATTTGATTTGTCTTATGTTTGTCCTAATGGTGGAAATGTTATAAGAATGGAAACAATTTCAAGAGATGGCGGGGCTGGAGCTGATGATTATTGTTCTTTTATTATGTCTAATGGTTATGCGGTTCTTTACGAAGGAGATGATCCAAGTAAAGCTAATCAATGGTCTTTAATTGGCGTTTATAAAATAGGCGTTCCAATGTCAATAAGATCAACAACAAAAGTTGCTGGTGATGTTGCATTATTAACAAATCAAGATTTCGTGTTATTTTCAACAGTATTGCAAAATGAAGGTCAGGCTACACAACAAACAAAATTAAGTGGTGCAGTTTTAGAAGTAGCTCAAGATTATATAAATAATAACGGTTGGGAAGTAATATCTTATCCTAGGGGTGCATTATTATTTTTTAATGTTCCAGTTGCCACAAATACAAAATACATCCAATATGGATTTAATACAATTACTGGAGCAGGTTGGAAATTTACAGGATTAAATGCTATTACTTGGGGTTTGTATAATCAAAAACTTTATTTTGGTGGAAATGGTAAAGTTTATTTATTTGATGACAAACTAGAAGATAACGGAACTTATATTAATTGTAAAGCACAAACAGCTTACAATAATTTAGGATCTCCTGCAGAAAAAATTGTAAATAGTTATAGAAACACTATAAAAATTGATGGATCTGCAATAATTAATAGTATTGTTAATTTTGATTATGGTAGAACTGAAAGCAAACAAACTAACTCGGTTGAAGCAAGTGGTAGTATTTGGGATGAAGCCGAATGGGATATTGCAGAATGGTCTAGTGAAAATGAAACACAAAACAAATTAGTTTACTCGTCAGGACAAGGAGTTGATTTGTCAATGAGGATTGAGGCTAATTTAAAAGGACAGCAATTAAGCTGGTATCGAACAGATTATAGTGTTAATGTTAGTAATATAATTTAAAAATTTATGGGAATTGGAAGTAGTTTTAAAAAAGCAGTTGGAAGCGTTGCATCAAAATTACCTGGCGGAGATACTAGACTTGGCGGGGTTGTATATGGTGCCGCTTTAGGTTCTTTAGCTGGACCTTTAGGTGCACTTGGAGGAGCAACTGGTGGATACATGGCTGGAAAATATGGTAGTGAATATAAAAAAGCAGATGGAACGCCAATGTCTGCCGAAGAGATTCAAGCCATAACTAATAACAGTTTATTTTCACGGTTATCATCAACTGAGCAAAAAGATTTATTATTAAATAATCCTAATATTATAACTCCCGAAGGATCTCAAATTTATGATCCTTACACAAACACAATTAGTTTAAACGAATCCGATTTTACTAAATCACAAAGACTTGATCAAGAGCGATTAGCAAGTGAATTAAGTCGCTCCTTAAGTGGTAATTTGCCCACAACTGATAATGAAGCAGTAAGGCAATTTCCCTC